GGCTTATATAAAAAGAATGTGCACTAAAGTGCACACAACAGTTATACGATCTGAATTATAATGCCCCAGATTTAGTATAACCGAGGCATCATGTGTGCATTAAAACCTCTTGCGGCGCACAGGCGCAAGGGAGTGTTCTTTTAATATGATCCGATGCCAACAAAGAACGTAGTTAGCAGAGAAGCTGGGATTGATGCAGGTATATCAGTAATAGGACCTTGAAAGAAAGTGTCCTGCACATTAGTAGGAGAAGCCGTAACCCAGTTTACGGAGCAAGGATTGGACAGAGCTTGATAAACAAATCTGCCAGAGTCGTCGGCACCAACATACGGTGCTATGACGACATTAGGAGGAGTTTCCGATCCAGAGTCATAATCAGTATTATATTGAGAAGCATAACCAAGGACAATCCAACCAAGACTACCCATGTAGAAGTTCGGAGTATAACCATTGCCCATGCCGATAAATCTAAGCACAGACATATAAGGAATCTCGAACTCAAGCATAGAAGTGCCAGTTAGGATATCAGTAGAAACAGGGCCAGTGGCGGACCATCCAAATTTATCAAAAGCGCTGGAATGTTGATTCCAATCTGAAGAATCAAGAAAAGGACCTTGATACGCGCCAAGTGATCTATTAGAAAAGGACGGGTCGACATAAGCAAAACGAGAATATAGGTTACCTTGGACAGTAGTATTTGTGGCACTAGGCTCAGCGGCACCATAGCGGTAAGGATTAGGGGCTCCCAACATAGATTGAATTACAGGGGAAGCAGGAACATAAGAGCCTTTAACATCTGAGGCGCCGCGAACAGCAAGTTTAATTTTTAAGCCGCCACGATAACCAAGATACATACTGGATATAAACTGCATTGTTGTCATCAATGAGCTAGCAGTTTTGCTAGCAAAAATAAGACTTGCAACATCTATGTAGAATGTTGCTTTTTGACCAGTAGTAGTTGCCGCTGGAACCACAAAAGGCTGGACGGGCAACATACGACGTATATGATCTCGAATGTGAACAATGGGACGCAAGTAAGTAGTAGGTTTCGGGCCGGGTGTAGAATCATGCTCCACAAGCTCTTGATCACTTGATAAGACCATGGGAGCAGAGGCACTATGCGCAACAAAGCCATCATCAGAATTAAGCGCAACTCTAGCATATCTCAGATCAGGCGCTTCACAGCGACGGGCTTTTATCTTAGTAATGTCTACAGGATAATAAGCTTTAAGAAATCTGGAATAAGCCAAGCCATAGTCTTGCGCAATAAGCGGGGTAATTCCCTTAGGAACATAAAGACCGTCAAGTTGATCGTTGCCAATCTTAGCTTTAACAGGACGCCAATCCGTATTACTGCGGATAACCAAATCTGGATTCTTAGCAGCAGCAGTTTGGACACCCAAAGCTGGCAAAGCAAAAGTATTGACGAACTGATCACAAGCGTATCCATACAAAGTAAAATCTGGAAGTGCAGAAAGATGAACTAGAACGTCGCAAGACGTAGTGACGGCGCCGTTGGTAACTAACGGCTGAAGCAAATACACTATGACACGACCGTGCGTTAAACAATTAGTAGTAGGGTCGGATGTGATAGGAACCATGTCAAAAATAGAGGCCATAGGCAAATCAACAGTTGCAGTCTGACCTCCGGCACTAAACTCAATAATGTCTGCCGGGTTGTTCAGCATGTTCGCCATAGGTGGTACAGTAGTCAACATAGCGCCAGCAGAATAGTACTCGCGAACCACTAACAATTTAAACATGTGGAAAGAAGAACCACAGTTTTGAAAACGAAGCCTCAACGTGCCGCTATAATAACGTGATAATCGCGACAATTTATCGATAGGGGCGACAACAAGTTGAGAATTGGCTGTATTTGCCCTAAACATCAATGGATGTATAGGCGCAGAAAAAAGCACGGTACCAGTCGTGACACTAGTATCGACACTAAGACGACCGACATACATATCTTTTGAGACGAGGTGACTAATAAGACCTTCGTCTTCTTTTGTATCAGAATAGTACTCGTCAAAAGGCTGTGAATAAGAGGCATAAGGATCCATCTTATACATAAAAGTTTTCTGGTCGACATAATTTGGATTATTACGAAGCGCCATAACTCCGCGCATCGAGGGATTGCGCTCATTAGGATTATGCAAACCAGTATAAGATCTAATCCAGCCACGAGCTGAATCTAAAGAATCACTGACAAAACGCTTACCAACGGAGAAAAGACCATCGATAGCTTTAGTAGCTGAATGCGCTGTGTAAGCGTCTGAAGAGCGCCTACTTGATTTATAACAACGCCATAAATACCGAACCAATGTTGCAAGTGATGCCGCAGCTTGCAAATGGGCAGGTAAAGAGACTACCAAAGAGTGAGCAGTCATGGCAGGATAAGTGGCTTTAGGAACAAAGAAGTCCATCTCTTTGAAAACGATAGAAACAGTCACGACTAACGAAGTCGCGCCTGTTGATGGGGCGCCCAAAGGAGACATGACAAAGAATTCGAGAGAAACATAATCATCCGGAAACCCACGATTGTCAGAGTCAAGAACAACAAGGTCTAAATTGTTGTTTTGACCAGGGGTCTGGCGTAACTTTGTATTACTATACCACGGAAGCTCAACACAGGCGCTAGTCGAATTATTAGCATGTAAGAAGACGTGAGGCGCACACTGTAAAGATTGGATACCTTGAGAGCCACTTGAATATGTTGTATTCGCACTAACAGCAGCAGCTATAAGAGCTCCACTGTGCATCGGAGTGCCAGCCACCTGCACGATAGCACAAGCCTTAACATGGTACAAAGAGGCCAAATCAAATGGAGCGGCCGCTAGTGTATTTAAGGACACCAAAGCCGATGGAAAACTAAAAAAGCCTACAGGATTGGCAACAGCCTGCGCAGTAGTCCAAGTTAGAGTTCCTACATGAAAGGGTTTTCCAATCATGCGAGAAAAGTCCATTCGCATGTCTTTATCAACGGACGTAATTATGGGCGACTCAGTATACATGTCTCTAGTAATAACCGGAGCACGAACCTTAATATGAGACTGGTGAGTAGAATCAACAGACTCAAAAGCAACAGCACCTTGCTGCTGCGAAGAACCATTTAAACGCTGGTCAGACGTTTCATTATCATTATAAGAAGCAGTGCTCACACACTAGGGAAAGTTTTTGTTCACTAAATAAGAGTGTGTTGCAATTCCGGTAAGCGTGAACATCTTACTTTTAAAACGGTTACACAACATACAATCAATAATGTTTTTGGTATTTTGTATTTTAAACTGTTTATAATTTTAAGTTTTTTCCAACAACATTTAAAGAAAACAATAAAACATCAAACACCGAATATATATATTTTACAACATCTAACATCGAACACCAAAGGAAAGAAATAACTTTTAAAATCATATTTAAAATAAAAAGAAATATTTTTGGTATTTTATATTTTAAAATGTTTTTGAGTTTTAATTATTTCAACACGACGTTTAAAGGAAATATAACATTGAACACCGAAAATTTATAAATCCAAACAAATAAAAGAAAAACTAAAAAGAATAAGGTTGTAAATAATAATTTTTATCACTACGCTTAACCAAAAGGTCAAGTGAATGCTCCGGCAAAAATTGATGCTCTATGCCACGTTTCTGAAGACCTTCATTCAGCTGGGACATCCAAGCCTTGTAAGTGGGATGCAAATACGCTTCTCGCTGGAAAGCTGCAAGTTTATCATGCAACACCACATTACAATCTTTAGTTTTATCCAACCAGCTAAGGGTGCTGAAAATCGTCTCTGGTGCTAAAGGGCAAACAATCTTATTAAATTTCGGCGAAAACACAAACTCACGCTTCAAAAAGGTGATTTCTTCCCATGTCTCGCCATCTTTCTTAATTTGCTCTTTACGCGAATTAGTAAAACCAATGCCAATTTGATTATAGAATTCAGCCATAGTTCGCATATTAAAGTATTCAATATACTCCTTTATGCCAACAGTCTTATCATCACCATAATCAAATTCTTTCACAACGTGCAAAAACAAAGACAAAGTAGGTTCGATTCCAACACATCGACAGACCCAACTGAACCAGGTCGCAGAAGTCATTCGATTTATCATGCTATT